AGGGCGAGCCGATAGCGGAAAGCTTAGTAAGAGCGCGAGAACGGCAATATTAAGCGCTTTCTGCGACGAAATAGAGAGAGCAGGCTATAAAGCGGGTATATACGCGTCGGAGTATTGGCTTAATTCCTTACTTGACGTTAATAAGCTTAGTAAGTATTACTTATGGGTAGCTAAGTACTCCACTAATAAGCCTAACGTGCCGTTTAATGCTTGGCAATACACAAGTACGGGCAGAGTAGACGGAGTTATAGGAAATGTAGATATATCAGACTTTAATAACGTTGTAACTACCGCTCCAACCGCAGCAAACACAGAAGAGCCGAAAAAAAGCGACGAGGAAATAGCCGACGAAGTAATAGCGGGCAAGTGGGGTAACGGATCACTTAGAAAGAAAGCCTTAGACGCTGCGGGCTACAATTTTTACAAAATACAAGACATAGTAAACGCTAAGCTTAAGGCTAAAGACGATATAGCTATATATCATACCGTAAAGAGGGGCGAAACATTGGGAGCAATAGCCCGTAAGTATAATACTACGGTAAATAGACTAGTGGAGCTTAATAACATCAAAAACCCTAACTTAATCTATGCAGGATCTAAACTGAGGGTAAAGTAAAAGGGGGTAAATATGCCGTATAGTTTAAGGACAAAATTAAAGCATTTAGCATATGAGAGAGATATAACCGTTAAAGAGTGCGAGAGATTGATAAAGGCGCTTGATTTATTAGACGCGTTTGAGGAGATGAACATACAAAAGATAAGAGAAATATTTGATAAGCACATAGGAAAGGAGTAAAACAAAATGAAAATGACTAATAAAATATATGATATTCTTAAATTTGTAGCATTGGCGGTTATGCCTGCTTTGGCAACATTAGTATTAACACTTGGCGGTATATGGAATATACCACACGCCGAGGCTATAGCGGCTACTATAACGGCTATAGATACCTTTTTAGGCGCTATACTTGGTATAAGCTCCAAAGAATACGCTAAAGAGCAGGAAGAGTAAGGCAGAAAGTGAGGGTAAGGAATGAGTGATTTAATCAGCAGACAACAGGCGATTGATGCGGTCAAGAAGCTATCGCTTGGAGAACCAAATGCAACGAGGCTTGCAATGCGAATAGGGTATTATCTGGAACGCTTGACATCTGTACAGCCAGAAATCATACGGTGCCGCAATTGTAAGTTTGCAAGCGGCGACAGTAGGATTTGTATGAAGTTTGGTCATAGCCCGATTGGCGAACTTGATTTTTGTGCATGGGCAGAAAGGAGAACCGATGAGTGATTGCATCAGCAGAGAAGCGGCGCTTGGCTTAAGCTCCAAAGAGTACGCTAAACAGAACGGGGGCGAGTAAGTGGACGAGGTAGTAATAAACTTAGACCATGAGGCAATAGAAAAGCTAGCGGACGAGTTAAGAACCTATTTTAGAAAGAACCACGTAAAGAAAATAAGGGGGGTTTAGTATGGACAAAGAGCTAATAACGTGGGGAGATATATACGACGATTTTATATTACATTTTCCCGACGTGGAAAGCGTGGACTATAGACCGTATTTGCCTAGTATTATATATATATGGCTAAAGAACGGGCGTGAAATAACATACAATTATAAAACTAAAAGAAAAAGGGACGAAAAGCGCGGAACTTGGGAAAGGTGGTTTAATGTATAAAAGTTGCTCAAAATGTGGACGTATACATAGATATGATTATAAATGCGACGCTATAAAGAGGGTATACCCAAAGACAGACGAAACAAAACTAAGAAGTACTTACGCGTGGACGCTTAAGGCAAAGCAGATAAAAAACGACGCTATGGGGCTATGCGAGGTTTGTAAGTTTCAAGGTAAGATAACATATAAAGGCTTGGAAGTTCACCACATCACTAAATTAAAAGACAATCCCGACGGATTACTAGACGATAATAATTTAATATGTTTATGCAGCGAACATCATAAGCAGGCAGACAACGGCGAGATAGACGCGGAGTTTTTAAGAGCGTTAGTTAAAGTTAGGCAGGGCTAGCCGAAGAAAGGGGCAGAAAATGAAAGATATAGACGAGGCTATACTTAACATGGAGCTAGCAGCTAGAGAGCAGCATAGGCGAGCTATAGCGGATATAGAAGAAAGCAGGCTAGCGAGTGCGACAGAGAGCTATAAACGTTCGTGCATGATCGGGGCGGAGATAGCAAAGAAAAAAGCAAAGGATTGCACACAAATAGCGGAGTGGCTAAAAGAACTAAAAGAACTAAGAAAGAAACAAAGGGGGTTATAATATGCTAAACTTCTTAATGGGTTTAAGTTTGGGAGCAATAATAGGCTTTATAATCTGCGCTTTAATCTGCGCGGGTGAAGATAAATAAAACATAAAGAGCTAGACTATAACGCTATAGTGGCGTTTATATTAGTCATACTATGCAGCTTAAGCACGAGTATATTTTAAGTTTAACCACGTAAACGGGGTATTAACCTAGACTAGCAGATACCCCCGAGGGGTAGGGGGCTAAAGTTGAGGGAAAGACCAAGACCACACGCCCCCCTTAATATACGATAGGGGCTAAAATTAAGCTTTTTTTGGATATACTTGATAAAATATACCTAAAACGATTTAAAACGCCTTAAAACGGCTTATAACCGCCTTAGAATTGAGAGAGGCGACGCAGAGGGGGCAATATATGAGCAATAATAGTAAATCATTAAACGATAAGGCTAACGAGATCCTTAAGTTAGCAGAAAAGAACGGAGTACAAACTAATTTTTTCTTTACTACCACTTTCCAAAGGTATTTAGTACAGATAAAAATATTAGAGGACTTAGAGCAGGAGATAAACGACGCAGGAGCGACAGTTACCAAAGAATACGTTAAGGGACGCGGTAATATATATACTAACCCTGCTATTAACGCGTACAATAATACTACCAATAGCGCTAATAAGACGGTTAGCACTCTGTTAAAGATAGTTCAAGGATTTAAAGCAGAGGATAAGGCTAAAGAAGTAGATCCCTTACTTGAGATTATAAACGGGGGCGGTATGAGTGACTAATACTAAAGCTTACGAGTATTGTAAAAAAAGCGTAAGGGCAAAAACTACGCCGAAGTACGTTAAAAAGACCATGCGGGGATTTATGAGGATTTCCGAGGGTAAAGACAAACGCTATATGATTAGTCAAAGTAAGTATAAACAGATTGAGGGCGTTTTAAAGCTGCTTATCATGCCGAAAGGCTTAAAGGCGGGGCAAACTCTTTACGAATGTACAACGGGCTACCAATGGTTAATATATACGGCGGTACTTTGTACCGTGTACAGAGATAACCCCGAACGCAGGCGCTACGAAACTTGCATACTTGAAATATGCCGAAAAAATTTTAAAACGTATACAGTTGGTACGCTCTTTATAATTCTATTTATAACAGAGCCTAACTTTTCGGAGTTTTATAGCGTAGCGCCCGACGGTAAGTTATCAAGGGAAATAAAAGAGGCGATAACCAAGACTATAAAGAGTAGTCCACTTATCTATGAGTACAAGGGCGTAAAGCGTTTTAAGCTGCTCCGCGACTATATAGAGTTTATAGCCCGCGAAAGCAAATACACGCCGCTAAACTATTCTAATAGTAATATGGACGGTAAGTTACCTAACGTATATTGCGCCGACGAAGTGGGGGCGCTACCTAATACTTACGCTATAGAGGCAATGCAGAGCGGACAGTTAAATATATTAAATAAGCTAGGCTTTATTATTTCCACTAAGTACCCGACTATAGACAACCCGATAGAAGAGTACGACGCTTACGCCAAGAAAGTATTAGACGGGCTAGTACATGATGATACTATATTTAGTTTGCTTTACGTTCCCGACGATCCGAAAGCATGGGAAAGCGACGACCTAGTATTAAAGCAGGCTAACCCCGTAGCTTTGGAAGTTCCCGAGATATGGGAAGATCTACTTAAGAAACGGGCTAAAGCTATCGCTATGGAAAGCGCCCGCGAGAATTTCGTAACTAAACATTGTAATATCATATACCAAGGTGCAGGCACGGAAACATATATAGACGTTAAAGACGTCCAAAAGTGTAAAGTAAATAAAATAGATTGGAGCGGCAGGGTTGTTTATTTGGGCGTGGATCTATCCGAAAGTAACGATAATACTAGCGTGGCTATGGTAAGCGTAGACGAGGACGAAAACATAATAGCCGAGGTTGTGGCTTTCATACCCGAGGGGCGTATAGACGAAAAAAACGCGTTTGAAAAAATCGACTATAGGGAGTTTGTAAAGAAAGAGCAAGCTATAGCCTGCGGCGACAAGGTTATAGACTACGCCGTAGTAGAGGACTATATACTAAAACTAGAAGAACGCTACGGGGTACAAGTGCAGGCGATAGGCTACGACAGATACAACGCTTTGAGTACGGCACAGAAACTAGAACGGGCGGGCTACAACACTATTGAGATACGGCAGCATAGTAGCGTATTACACCCACCGACTAAACGACTTAAAGAAAAGATATTAGCGGGAGAGTTCCAATATACAGAGAATAAGCTATTAGAAATAAACTTTCAAAATGCCCGTTGTACTTACGATACTAATAAAAACTTATATGTGAATAAGAAGAAGTCTAAAGGTAAGGTAGATATGGTAGTAGCCTTAATAAACGCTACTTACTTACTTGAGCAGGATTATTTCTTAAATCAAATGGATTTTACTATTCAAGTGTTATAAGGAAAAAATATAGGAATTTTTAAAGGGTACAATATGGTATTATAACAGCATAAACACTTTTTCATTTTTCATGTGTTCCCCTTAGAAAAACCATACTTTATAATTCATTCTTCATTAATTGACAGAAAACACCATCAACGCAACTACACCGAAGAGGACGACTAAGTATTAGCTTAGCCGCCCTCTTTTGGTTTATAGAAAAAATATAGGAATTTTAAGCGGTTGTTTTATGATATGTTAATTGAGTATAAGGGGGTTAACCTATGAGCATTAAAGATTTTTTTAAAAGACGCGATAAAGAGCGCGGCATAGAGGTAGACGCTAGCACGGTTGACGACGTACTATTAAAGGCTATCATAAACGGCGAGGCTATCAAGCGCGAGGACGCTTTAACGCTACCCGCGGTAAGTGGGGCGGTAGACTTTATTAGCTCAACTATAGCTAGTATGCCCGTGAAACTTTACAAGTATAAAAAGGGCAGAGTAGAAGAGCAGGACGGCGACAGACGCGTAACTATGCTTAACGTTGATACGGGCGATACCCTAGACGGCTACCAACTTAAAAAGGCGTTGGTTGAGGACTACTTACTAGGTAAAGGCGGTTATTGCTATATTGAACGTGAACGTAACGACGTAGTAGCGCTTAAGTACATACCCGACGACTTTATAAGTATCTATAGAGATCCTAACCCGCTTGAAAAGTGGTATACCATTTTTTGTTATGATAGAGAGTTTCAACCACACGAGTTTATTAAGCTCTTAAGGAATACTAAAGACGGAGCTAGCGGCGTCGGGCTTTGCGTGGAAGTTAGCAAGGCGTTAGAAACCGCTTATAATATGCTTAAGTATCAGCTTATGCTAGTTAAATCGGGCGGCAATAAAAAGGGCTTTATCAAGTCCACTAGAAAGTTAGGACAAGAGGAAATAGACTTACTCAAAGCGGCATGGCAAAACTTATACGCTAACGACCAAAGTAACGTAGTAGTCTTAAATAATGGCTTAGAGTTCCAAGAGGCTAGTAATACGTCCGTAGAAATGCAGCTAAACGAAAGCAAAAAGACGCTCCAAGACGAAATAAACAATATATTTCATATAAGCGGCGATTACTACGAAACATTTAAGACGGCTATATATCCTATCGTAAAAGCGTTTGAAACGGCGTTAAACCGTGATTTACTTCTTGAGAAAGAAAAAGGCAAGTATTACTTTGAGTTCGACGTTAAAGAGATTATACGAGCTAACATCAAAGAACGTTACGAGGCTTACAAGATAGCTAAAGAGATAGGCTTAAAAACTCTTAACGAGTTACGCAGGGACGAGAACTTAAACGACATAGAGGGCTTAGACGTAGTAGACTTTGGTTTAGGATCGGTACTCTATGACGTAAACACTAAACAGTATTACACCCCTAACACGGGCGACGTAAAAGGCGGCGACGTTACCGTATCAGAGGACGGCGACGAGAATATATCATATAGCGAACATATACCAATATAAGGGGGTTTATAAAATGGCGGTAACAATAAACGACAATAGAATAATGAACGAACACGACTATAAAGGACTTTCGACGGACGAAAAACCGACAAGCTGCGCGGTTAACTCTTTGTTTTTAGAACTTGACACGGGCATATTTTATTATTTTACGGGCGAGGAATGGGCGCAGATAGGGGGCGAGTAAATGAGTTTTTACGAGATATTACTTGCTAAAAAATTAGAGGATAAAAGAGATCCCCAAGTAAAAGGCTTAACAGTTACGAAAAACGGAACATATAGCGAAAGTGGGACAGTATACAACGTAGTAAGTGTTAACGTGCCTTTGCCCGAAAATTGCTATCAAAAAAAATCAGCTAGCGGGGCTATGGTATCTTTTACGGACGGATCTAACGAGCCTTTATCAGATTTAGTTATATTTATTACCGCGGCTCAAAGCGGGAGCGGAGATCCATCACCTACGAATATAAGACCGATTAGCGGGTGGACGGGAGCAAACATCACCAACAAAGATGATATTGATAATCCAACAGTTGCCAATAACTACTCCGTATCGTGGGAGTCAGAAGCGGGTACAGTATACGGTGGAAACATTGACCTAGTGAGCGGAGTGCTGACGGTTACGCATGGTATGGCGGATTTAGGAAAATTGACATGGACTTACGTTAACCCACAAAACTTCTTTAATGCAGATACTACAAGCATCGGCATTAAATCTGCCTCTAGTATAGATTTGATTTGTGAAAACTATAAATACATGGGTAGAGGTTCAACTAATGCTATGACATCTGCTCAAACTGGAACTATATACCACTATAACGATACCTCAAATAATAACACAATGGTAAGAGTTAAAGATACCGATTATACTGATGCAACCGCATTTAAAACCGCTATGAACGGAGTAAAATTAGTCTATGAACTCGCAACCCCATTAACCTATCAATTAACCCCTATAATGGTTAGAACTTTGTTAGGGAATAATAATATATATGCAGATTGCGGCGCTATTGACGTATTAAGCTATTTTACAAAATTAAACTAAGAAAGGGGGTTAAGCGTATGAATATAAGAGTAACTAAGGATAGCGTAGAAATAGACGGCTACGTAAACGCCGTAGAAAGGCTATCTAAGCCACTTAACGACCGCTTGGGTAAGTTTGTAGAGCGTATTAAGTGCGGAGCGTTTAAAAGGGCGCTAGAGCGTGCCGAGGACGTCCGTATATTGCTTAATCACGATTGGACTAAAGATCTAGGCGGAACTAAAGACGGTAGCTTAGAACTTTACGAGGACGCTATAGGGCTACACGCTAGAGCTACTATTACAGATAAAGACGTAATTAAGCAGGCTAGAAACGGCGAGCTAGTCGGTTGGAGCTTTGGCTTTACCGATAGGGACGTAGAGCAGGGCGAAGAGAACGGGCTAACCGTTAGAAACGTTAAAGACCTTAACTTATACGAAGTATCACTTATTAACCGCTCAAGAGTACCCGCTTACGACGGCACACTAGTAGCGGTTAGATCCGCAGACGATAGCGAAAGCGTTAACATTGCAGACGTTACCGAAAGCGATATAAAAATAAGGGTTGACGAAGAGCAACCCGCTAATGAAGATAATCACGCGGCAGAAAACGGCGCGATAGATTATACAAAGTATCATAGTATCATAGACGAAATGAAAGGAGATAACTAGACTATGAATTACAAGGGACTTGTAGAAAAGAAAAACGACCTTATTACACGCGCCGAGGCTATACTTAACGACGCAGAGGCGAACAAGAGAGAACTCACAGACGCAGAGGCGCAGGAGTTGGCAGAGATCCGCGACGACGTAAGAAAGATTAAAGAGGCGCTTAAAATCCACGACGAGATTAAGGAAGAAAAGCAGGAACTTAAGGAAGAGGCAGCCGAGGACAAGGCAGAGGCAGCAGCAGCTAAAGAGGCGGCAGACAAGGCAGACGCAGAGGCTAGAGCGTTTGAGGCGTACGTAAGAGGCGTAGTACTTAATGAGCGAGGCGGCGTAAACATGACTAAGGCAGCTAACGGGGCGGTTATTCCTACTACTATTGCTAATAAGATTATCGCAATGGTTTATAATATTTGTCCAATCCTTGAGCGCTCAACAAAGTATAACGTAAAGGGTAAGCTTATCGTACCTTACTATGATGAAAACTCTAACGCTATTACCGTGGCTTATGCCGACGAGTTTACAGAGCTTGAGAGCAACGTAGGCGCGTTCGATAAGGTTGAGCTTAACGGATTTCTTGCAGGCACTCTTACACTTATTAGCCGTTCACTTATCAACAATGCGCAGTTTAACATTGTAGATTTTATAGTTGAGCGTATGGCTTATGCTATTAAGAGATTTATTGAGGGACAGTTACTTAACGGTTACGACACTACAACACTTAGCGACGGCGTAGTAGGACTTAGAGGCGTTACTAAGACTATCACCGCAGCAGCAACTAGCGCTATCACCGCCGACGAAGTAGTAGCACTTCACGACGCTATTAAAGACGACTTTCAGTCTAACGCTATTTGGATCATGTCACCCGCTACACGTACCGCGCTTAGAACTCTTAAGAGTACAACGGGCTATTATCTGCTTAATGACGATATTTCAACACCATTCGGAACTACTCTACTTGGTAAGCCCGTTTATGTTTCTGACAATATGCCCGACATGGCAGCAGGAAAAACCGCTATTTACTATGGCGATATGAGAGGACTTGCAACCAAGTTTAGCGAGGAAATGAACATAGAAGTACTTAGGGAAAAGTACGCAACAATGCACGCCGTAGGCGTAGTAGGTTGGCTTGAGTTTGACGCAAAGGTAGAGGACGCGCAGAAGATCGCAAAGCTCGTTATGAAAGCGTCTTAATTAGGGGGCGCTTATGGAGTACAAAGCTAAAGTTAACTTTAGCGGTAAAATTTCTATGTACGTTGGCGAGGTTAGAACCATAGCCGACGAGGGCATAGCTAAAGACCTTTTAAACGCGGGTTATATCGAAGAGATAAAGCCCGCCGAAAAGGTTAAACCCGTTAAAGGTAAATCAGATAAAAAGGATAAGGGAGCGGAGTAAAAAGAAAGGGGCGACGGAATGAACGCTATAACTAAAGTAAGCGAGATAACGGCGCAGGACGTCGCGGAGTATTTAAGAATTTACGAACTTACAGAGGACGACGAAAACTTTATAACCGCTACTATAGCCGTAGCAATAGACTATATCTTAAAGTATACGGGGATAGCCGACGCGGAAACGCTCGATAATTACGCCGATATGGTTATAGTTGTTTTCGTGCTTTGTCAAGATATGTACGATAATAGGGCTATGTACGTTGATAATAGCAACGTTAACCGAGTTGTTGAGAATATATTAGGCTTACACCAAAGGAACTTATTATAATGAGTAAGAAAAACGAAAAGAACGCGGGAAAATATAATAGACGGATAAGTATATATCAAGTAACAAGAGGTAAAGACGCGGCGGGTTTTCCTGCCGACGTCGAAACCCTAGTATTACAACCTTACGCCGAAGTAGTAACGACTAAAGGCTATACACTTATTATGAATAACACGGACTACGAGAAAGCCCTAACCCGCTTTACAATCCGTTACCCTGCTACTACCGTAATTAATTACGATATGTATATAAAATACCGAGGTAAGACTTATAGTATTGAATATATCAACAATATTAACGAGGCTAACGAAGAGTTGGAGATACAAGCTAAAGAGGTTACGCACTAATGGCTAGATTTAACGCAGAGTTACCAAACGATATAATAAAGCAATTTGAAACCGTGGAGAAAAACACAGATAAAATGCTTGAGGAAATGACCGAGGCGGGCGCTAGAGTAGTATTAAGCAATATTAAGTCTAGCGTGCCTCAAAGTTGGTATACTAGTAATATCATGCGTTGCTTAAAAATAACTAGACCGTATAAGACGCCAAGCGACGACGGCGTAAACACTAAAGTAGCTTTCTATGGCTATTTCATCAATCGCAACAACGAAAAAATAGCCGCTCCACTAGTTGCAAACGTAACAGAGTACGGGCGAAGTAATAGCCCTTACCCTAAACGCCCTTTTCTACGTAAATCCTTTAAAAAAGCGCAGATCAAAAAAGCTATGCAGGCGATACAAGATAAATATATACCAAAGGGGTAAGCTATGATTTTTAATTTTAACGAAGAGATAGAAACGTTATTAAGTGATTTAGGCGTACCCGTGGCGTTTATGTTTTACGAGGGCAACGCCGACACGTATATAACTTATATGCAACTTGATAAAGATAACGCGCTAGCAGGCGACGACGAGCTTATAGGCTGCGTTCAATATTACGACTTTGACGTATATAGTAGGGGGAACTACTTAGGCGTCATAAGCAAATTAATTGATATAATGACGGCGGCGGGGTGGACTTATCAACCTAGCCGAGATAGTCCCGATATGTACGAAAGGGACACTAAATTTTTTCATAAAACAATATGTATAGCAAAAGAAAGCGAGGTATAATTAAATGGCTAATATCGGCTTAACTAATATATGGTATAGCCCACTTACCGAGGCGGCAGACGGTACGGCACTTTACGAGGGCGCTAAGCGACTTGGAAAGGCTGTTAGCTGCTCAACATCAATTACTAACAACTCCGCTAAGCTTTACGGCGACGACGCGTTAGCCGAAAGCGATACTAGCTTTTCAAGTGGTACTATTACACTTGGAGTTACCGACGACGACGAGAGTGTATTTGCGGAACTTTTAGGACATACACTTACACCCGACGGCGAAGTAATTAAGGGAGCTACCGACGCGCCTATTTACGTAGGACTTGGACGTATCGTTACTAAGATGGTTAACGGAGCTTATAAGTATAAGGTGGAATTCCTTTATAAGGTAAAGTTTAGCGAACCGTCACAGGATAACACCACTAAAGGCGAAAGTATCGAGTTTGCAACTCCAAGCGTTGAGGGTATTATATCCACTCTTGATGATGAGAAAAACACTTGGAATAAGTCAAAGACATTCAACACAAAGAGCGACGCGCTTACTTACCTTAAGAACCTTATGGCGGCGGCAGGCGAAACATACCGCGTAACATATGACCTTATGGGCGGTAGCGGTAGCGTAGACGACGAAACAGTAAACGCAGGATCTAGCGTTGTACTTGAGGACGGAACAAACATTACACCGCCAAGCGGTAAGAAATTTAGCGGTTGGGCTACATCACCAAACGCAACTACTCCAAACGTAACTAGCCCGTATACTCCAAGCGGCAACGTAACACTTTACGCCGTATATGTAAACGAGGCTTAAATAATAATTGATAATCAGCATATCGGGGCGGGACTTTTTCCGCCCTTTTTGCGAATTAAAGAAAGGGTTTTTAACTATGGCTAATAGAAAGAAAGATATAGACGGCTCTTTTATTGAATATAAGGGCGGTAAGTATGATTTAGTATTTAATCTAAACGTTATGGAAGAGATACAGAACGAATACGGCAGCGTTGAGGCGTGGGGCGAACTCGTAGAGGCTAGCGCAGAGCCAAAGGCTAAAGACATTAAGTTTGGATTTACGGCTATGCTTAATGAGGGTATCGACATTTATAACGAGGAACACGGCGACAGCCGACCATTTTTTACAGAAAAACAAGTAGGGCGTATTATTTCCGAATTAGGACTAAACGACGCGGCTAAGCAGCTTAATAAAACGGTTATAGATAGCACTAAGAGCGACGAAAAAAACTAATTATCCATGACGAAATTACAGATCCTACGGTAAATTTCGCATGGTTTAGATTTATCGGACGTACTAAACTAGGACTAACTAACCACGAAGTAGGACGCTTGACTTTACGCGAGTTTAAAGCCGAGTATCAGCTTTATAAAGACGATTTCGACTTAGAGTTACTCTTAAAGTCTACTAATACGACTTACGAGCAGGCTAAAATAAAAGCGCAGCAGGCGGAAGAGTGGTTTTGACGTTTTGATACAATAAGGACAAAATGGGACGATTATATAAAGGCGTAAAATGTATAGACACGGGCTATATATTTATAAGTCTAAGAGAGGCAGAAAGAACAACGGGAACGTGCCGCCAAGATATAGCTAGAGTATGCAAAGGCGAAAGAAAAACGGCGGGGGGCTATCGTTGGAAATTTATAAATAAAGGGGGCGAGTAAATGGCGGGCTTTGGTGGTAGCGTAAAGCTTACGGGCGAAACCGAGTATAAAAAAGCGTTACAAAGTATAAAGACGGGTTTAAAAGAAGTTAGTAGCGAAATGAAACTAGCTAGCGCGCAGTTTCAGAGCAACGACAAAGACACGACCGCCCTAGCTAATAAGAGCGCCGAACTAGTAAAGAGGTTAGGCGAACAAAAGAAAGCTTTAAACGATCTTAAAGCGACTTATAGTACTATGGCGTCACAGTATGACGCACAGATAAAGAAAACGGCAGATTTACAAAAAAACTATGATAACGAAAAAGCAAAGCTTGAACAGATAAAAAACACGTTGGGGACGTCCTCAAGCGCTTACCAAGAGCAAGCTAAAGTAGTTGATAGCTTAGAGCAGGAGCTAAAACAGAGTACAAGCGCACAAGAGAGCATGGCTAATAGCTTATCTAAAATGCGTACACAGATTACCGACACGGAAACGACTATAGTAAAGGCTGAGAACTCTTTAAACGGGCTTAACTCCGAACTTGAGGAAACACCGACAGACGCAGACGAGGCGGGCAAGGGCTTAGACGACGTAGGCGACAAAGCAGATAAGGCGGGCGCTAAATTTGAGAGTTTAGGAAAGATAGCGGGCGCTGCTATGAAAGCTTTAGGTGCTGCGCTAATGGCTGCGGCGGCGGGAGCGGTAGCGATAGGCAAGGCAGCTATAGAAAACTACGCCGATTATGAACAGTTAGCGGGCGGCGTAGAAACGCTTTTCGGAGCGGGCGGGAAAAGTATAGAAGAATACGCCGAAAGTATAGGTAAGACCGTGAACGAGGTTAGGGGCAAGTATTCAGATTTACAGAACGCTCAAAGTGAAGTAATGAAAAATGCCGCTGACGCTTATAAAACGGCAGGAATGAGCGCTAACGAGTATATGGAAGCCGTAACTAGCTTTAGTGCTTCGCTTGTATCATCACTTAACGGCGATACGGTAGCAGCGGCTAAAGCTGCGGATCTAGCTATAACCGACATGAGCGACAACGCTAATAAAATGGGTACGGATATACAAAGTATACAAAACGCTTATCAAGGTTTCGCGAAACAAAACTATACCATGCTTGATAACCTTAAGTTAGGCTACGGCGGAACAAAGGAAGAAATGCAAAGGCTTTTAAAGGACGCCGAAAAGCTTAGCGGGGTTAAGTATGACATATCTAATCTTAACGACGTATACGAGGCTATACACGTAGTACAAACGGAAATGGGTATAACGGGAACTACGGCAAAAGAGGCGGCAACAACTATTAGCGGCTCTATGGGTATGGCTAAAGCGGCTTGGTCTAACTTACTTACGGGCATGGCAGACGATAACGCTAACTTTAGCGGTTTAATTAAGAATTTCGTAGACAGTATAGTAACGGTAGCTAATAACCTTATACCACGTATTAAGACCGTTATAAGCGGTTTAGGCGATTTAGTAAACGGCTTAGTTAAGGAAACGTTACCGCTTATATTAAACGAAGTACCGACGCTTATAGGCGACTTGCTACCCGTATTAATTAGTACGGTAGAGAGCATAATAAGCGGTATAGCCGATACTCTGCCGAGTATAGTAAACGTAGTAAGTAGCTTACTACCCGATATAGTGGATAGCCTGCTAAGCATGATACCAAAGTTTATTGAGGTAGGCACTAACGTAATTAGTAACTTAATGAACGGCGTTACTAAAATGATACCGAAGTTAGTTACTATATTTACTAGTATAATACCGACGTTAGTTACTACGTTAACTACTAATATACCTAAGATATTAAACGCAGGAATAAAGCTACTAAACGGTATAGTGGACGCTATACCAACGGTTATAGAAAACTTAGTAACCGTATTACCCGATATTATTACAGAGATTACGGACTTTTTAATAAGTAACGTAGACGTAATGATAAATGCAGCGCTAGAACTCTTTAACGGTATAGTCGAGGCTATCCCACTTATAATTAATGTATTAGTACCTCAGATACCTAAAATAGTAACGGCTATAGTAGACGCTCTTATAAAAGCTACTCCGACGCTGTTAAAGGGTGCTTTAAATATGTTTATGGCGTTATTTACGGGCTTTCAAGAAGTCGCAGGCGCTTTACTTGCAGCTCTACCGAACTTAGTAAAGGGAGTTATAAACGGTTTAGTTACTCCGCTTAAGAATAACTTTACTAACTTATGGAACTCGATAAAAGAGATATTTAGCGGGGTTGCTACATGGTTCGGTAATAAGTTTAGCGAGGCATGGAGCGCTATAAAATCCGTATTTAGTGGCGCGGCTACTTGGTTTAGCGGTATATGGAACGGCGTAAAGAATGTGTTTAACAACGTCGGATCATGGTTTAAAGAGCGATTTAGCGAGGCGTGGGAAAATATCAAGAGTGTATTTAGTCCTTGGGGTGGATTTTTCGGCGGCTTATGGAATAGTATATCTAGTACGTTCTCAGCGATTGGCACTAAGATAGCAAGCGCGATAAGCGGAGCGGTTAAGTCGGGCATTAACGGAGTGATAAGTAAGATTGAGAGCGTTATAAACGGCGGTATAGGGCTTATAAACGGCGCTATCAAGCTTATTAACCTTATTCCAGGGGTAAATATTAAAAACATGGCGTCTTTGCACTTACCGCGATTAGCAAAGGGTGGTATAGTTGATAAGGAAACAATAGCGACCATAGGAGAGCAGGGACGAGAGGCTATCATACCACTTGAAAATAATAAAGGGTGGATAAGAGAACTTGCGGCGGAACTTTCTAGCGCTATGATTAACCCGTTAGCAGACTTCACGAAGAACTTAACGAGCGATATAAAGCCCGCCGAAATGGGTTATAACACTTATAGCGAGTTGGTTAATGCGTTTAAAGACGCACTTAGCCAAATGAAAGTAGAACTTGACGACGAAGAGTTAGGCACTTTCGTAGAAAAAACAGTAGCAGACGCTATTTACACGTAGAGGGGGCTTTAAATGATACCGTATATAATAATAAACGGCGTCGTGTCTAAGAATATTGAGGGCTTACTTATACAGAGCTTACCGCCGATAAGTAAGCCTAAAATAAGGACATCAACCGAGGAAATAGACGGACGTGACGGCGATATAGTAACGACGTTAGGCTATGGCGCTTACGACAAAACATTTAGTATAGGACTAAAGGGAGATTATAACGTAGACGACGTAATAGAGTATTTTAATACTAGCGGTAAAATTACGTTTAGTAACGAGCTAGACAAGTATTATAAATTTGCGACGTATAATAAGATAGATTTTAATAGGCTAGTGAGATTTAAAACGGCTAATGTTACCGTACACGTTCAACCGTTTAAGTATTCCTTGGACGAACCGCCAATAACGGACATTAGCGGAGCTTATGATACTTATTTATCCGTTAGAAACACGGGAAATATTTATAGCAAGCCCAAGTTAATAATTAACGGATCTAATACTATAAACGTATACTTGGGCAATACTCAGATATTTAATATTAATCTTTCAGCAGCAGGCGAAACGATAATAATAGACGCCGAGAGCATGAACGCCACCGACGAGGCGGGAAACTACTTAAACCGCCAAGTAACGGGCGATTATGATAACTTTAGATTAGCTACGGGAATTAACGAGCTTAAAATAACGGGGTATAAAACTAGCGTTACGTTAGAAAATTATAGCCGTTGGATATAAGGGGGCTAAAATGGTTAATTATCAAGACTTTAATAACTCGATAAATAAAGATATAAACATGGTTAGAGGCGATAGCTTGATATTTTGCTTTGAATTGCAGGGACTAGAGGGGGCTAACCCTTATATTATATTTAGCTGCGCCAATAATTACGGGGTAGAGCCTTATTTTACAGTAACAACCGAGGACGAAATAGAGTTAGTTAGCTATAATGCCGCTACCGATACCGCTACTTATAGCGTGCGAGTAGCTCCGCTTAAAACTAAGCATTTAGACGTAGCTAGGTATTATTACGACCTTGAGTTGCGCTTAAATGATGATATAATAACCCTTATGAGGGGCAGACTTCAATTATTAAACGAGGTTACTTTATAGAAAGGGGCTTAATATGGCTAATAATATCATTTTCAACACTAAGATATTAAGAGGCGCTAAAGGCGAACGTGGCGACGCTGCGGGCGGCGACTTACCAACAAACAGCGTGCTTTATTACGACGGCGACGACACCCCCGAGGGGTTCATAGCAACATCAGATCCAACGGGCGGCGGCGGTGGCGGTGGTAGTTCCATAACATACGGCTATACTATCCCGAACGGTTCGGGGAATGACGGCGACTTATATTTTCTACTCGACGCTAATAACAAAATGAGTAGCATATTTATGTATATGGTTAATACATGGGTAGCCGTTGAGGGTAACGGCGTTGTGCCTTTTTCTGTTTATGATAACGGAGTTGAGGGCGTACCGTGGACAGTTAGCGGCGGGACTAAAAACACAGATAATATTTCGCTTGATGTGGTATCGGGTACTACGTCTAATTATGCCGTTACAACTGAGGCTATCGACATTACAGACTATTCAAGGATAGACTATTTAGTAAGATATAGAGGGCGAGAATATAACGGCTACTTCAATATAGGCACGTATACGGGTAGTAAGTATATAAGCTTTACTTACTTAACGGATAGCTCTCACAATGAGGTAGCAATAGGACTAAGCGACACTCAAACGGGCGCTACTACTATGAGAATAGCGAGCGAAAACGGCGGAGCAGCCGAGGCTATATTATATTATCTTTCACTAAGTTAAAGGGGGCTATTATGGGTAAATGGATAAAGAAAGTAACTACCGCTCCACTTGAGGCGATAGCTAAAGTAATTGACAGTTTAAGCACAACTACAAACGATAGAACTAACGCCCCAAGTATAAGAGCGGTACGGGACGAAATAAGCGATATATGGGCTACTATATACCCTATAGGCTCTATATACATGAGTACGGACAATACTAACCCGTCGGTACTCTTTGGCGGAGCATGGACGCAGATAAAAGACGCGTTTTTATTAGCGTGCGGCGATACCTACGAGAACGGGGAGAGAGGCGGAACGGCTACCAACTACTTAGATAGCTCACAAATGCCGCGACATTCTCACGAGTACTATAGAGCTACGGCAGTAGGCAACCATACGTTAACGGTTGACGAGATCCCACCGCATAGCCATGTTGTCGGAGCTACGCGGCTTAACATCATGGGCGATAAGTTGGCTAGCGGTAACGATACTAACTTATATACCGATTTATCAACCACGGGAGAGGCAGGCGGTGGAGCGGCACATAGCCACCCGTTAGAGGTTCAAGAGGCTTACACGACGGACGCAGGAACGGGCGCGGCGGTGGACAATATGCCGCCGTACTTAGCGGTTAACGTATGGGTTAGGACGGCTTAAGGGGGTAGACATGGGCGCAACTATAATTACGGTATTAAGCACCATTACGGTAGCTATTATTAGCTTGATAGGTACAGTATTTACGACGCGAGCAGGCAACGAGAGGATACAACACGAACTAGATAAACATAATGCGGTACAAGACACGAAATTAGAGGAATTGACTAGAGAAGTTAGGCAGCATAACGAGTTAGCTATTAGAATACCCGTTATAGAACAGCGCATAACCGCTCTTGAAAAAGAAACATTTAAGAATAAATAAAAAGGGGGCGCTTAGCATGATAAAAGCGTTTAATGCTACCGATAAACTTTATAGTAGCAACGGCGACGCGGTAATAGCTGCGACTAAAGCAAGGGTTAAAAACTTCGATAACGGCGACTATTACTTAGAGCTTACTTGCGGAGCGGAATATAACGACTACTTGAAAGCTAATAACATCATAGTAGCGCCCACGCCCAAGGGCGACCAAGCATTTAGGATAAGGACGGTAACAAAAAAGAGCAATAAACTAGAGGTTAAGGCGTGGCACGTATTCTACGATAGCCAAAACTATTTAATAGCGGATAGCTACGCCGTTAACCTTAATTGTAACGCCGCCTTGGATCACTTTAACAACGCTACGGATAACCCTAGCCCGTTTACGGTAAGTAGTGACGTATTAACTATTAACTCGTTTCGCTGCGTCCGTAAGTCGCTTACGGAGTGTATTAACACGGTATTAGAGCGTTGGGGCGGTCATTTAGTACGCGATAATTGGAATATATCTATATTAGCCGACATTGGCGTAGATAACGGGATAACGATAGAGTATAAGAAGAACTTAAAGGACTTAACCGCGTCGTATGATTGGAGCGGGGTAGTAACTAAGCTAATGCCCGTAGGAAAAGACGGGATATTACTAGACGAGCTTTATTTATATAGCGATATTCAATATGACATACCATATACTAAGGCTATTTCGTTTGAGCAACCCGACGTTAACGAGGACGATTATAAAACGAGCGACGGGGAAACAGACGAGGCAGCTTACACGGCGGCGTTAAAAGAGGATTTAAGGGCGCAGGCGGTAAGCTACTTAAAAGTAAATAGCTTTCCCGTGGTTAACTACGTTTTAAAGGGCAACCCCGAAAAAGTAACCGATATAGGCGATACTATAGAGGTTAAAGACGAGCGTATAGGCGTTAATATCCTTACCGAAGTTATAGCTTATGAGTATGACGCTATCGCTAAGAAGTACGTAAGCTTGGAGTTTGGCAACTTTACCAATACGTTAGGCGACCTTTTGAATAATATAAGCAGCTCTACGACTAACCAAGTAGGTAACGCCGTAGTTACTCTTACTACGGAGCTTTCTAACGCCTTGACAGAGGCGCAGGCTAAAATATGGGGCGCGTTAAGCTCTTCCTATTGCGTTTACGAGGGCGACAAAATCTTGATATTAGATAAAATACCCGCTAATAGGGCTACTAATGTAATTATGATTAACGCGGCGGGTATAGGCTTTAGTAATACGGGCGTTAATGGTAACTTTACGACCGCATGGACGATAGACGGGACATTTAACGCGCAGGCGGTCAACATTATTAACTTAACGGCGGATTTAATAAAGGGTGGCACGCTTAAGTTAGGATCACTACTTAACCAAAGCGGTAAAATAGAAGTATACGACGAGGCTAACACTTTAATATGTACGATAGATAAAAACGGGCTTATTATGTACGCGTCTAACGGTAGCTACGTAGTACTTAACCAAGACGTAGGGCTAGTAGGCTACGACGGAGCGGGCAACCCTATATATTGGGTTACTAATGATAGCTTTAACATGAGTAAAGCCGTAGTTACGCAGGAAATAACGCTTTGTAACAAGGTTAGATTTTTACCTATGCAGATTACAGAGGGTAACGTAGTAGTTAACGACGGTATAGGCTTAGTAAGCTATTACGAAGAGTAAAAAGGGGGTATATAATGGCTACAAGTGGTAAGATTAGCTCTAATGGATACCAAGGCAGATATATAACTTTTAATTGGAGCTTAACAACGCAGAGCATAGCCGCTAATACCTCTACTATTAGTTGGAGGCTAGAGGGCGACGGCACGGGACAGAGTAGCCGCTATAAGGCGGGTAACTTTAAGGTAGTAATAGATGGCGTAACAGTTTATAGCACATCACAAGACGACCGTATATGGCTATATGACGGCACGCTAGTAGCAAGCGGTAATTATACTTTTAATCATAATAGCGCAGGCGAAAAGAGCTTTAACGTATCAATACAAGCGGGTATATATACTTACGCGGTAAATTGTACGGGTAGCGGTAGCTTTGCACTACCAACTATTAACCGTATTTCTAAGATTACGGCTATAAGTGGATCTAATACAAGCGATACTTTAAGCGTAACTTATACGGAGTACGTAGCAGCTTATACGAATAACTTAATAATTAAGCTTGGTAATACCACGCTACAAACTATAAATAATTATAATAGCGGGGCAAGCTTTACGCTTTCAGATAGTGCGCTTAATACTATCTATAGCAGCGTTACAAGTGCCAAGACGGCTACTTTAAGCTTTAGCTTACAAACTTATAGCGGTAGCCTGCTAATAGGCACTAGCGACGCCGTTAACAAGGTTTTATACATAAACGACAGTAACCCGACTATAGGGACGGTTACTTATAGAGATAGTAATAACACTACGGTAGGTATTACGGGCAATAATCAATATATTATACGTAATAACTCAACCTTAGAGGTTACTATAAATAACCTAGCCGCACTTAATAGCGCTACATTAGCAAGTATAACAGTAGCAGGCGGCGGACTATCACAGACGCGCAGCTTAAGCGGTACGTCCGATAGTAGCGAAGTATTTACACTTGGTACGGTTAACCAAAGTAGTAACTTTACGCTTACGGTTACTTTAACGGATAGCCGAGGGTATACCGCTACCAAGACCGTAACTATATTAGTATATGACTATAACTTACCAACGGCGACTATAAGCGCTTTAAGAGTAGATAACTTTTATACAACTACTAACGTTACGGTTAACGCCGTATATGCAAGTATAGGCGGGCATAACACGCTTACATTAACGGCAAGGTATAAAAAGACTAGCGACAGTAGCTACGGCGTACCCGTGACGCTTACAGACGGGCAGACGACGGCGTTAAGCTTAGATAATAGCTACGAGTGGAACTTACAAATAACAGTAGCCGACCTTTTAGGATCTACTATTTATAATTTGGTAATAGGGCGGGGCTTGCCTATATGGTTTATTGATAGGGCACTTAATAGCGTAGGTATAAATTGCTTTCCGCTCCAAGAGGATAGCTTAGAGGTTAACGGGCTGCGTGTTGATGATAAAATTTATATAGGATCTCAAAGCCTATACGATTACTACGAAACTAGCGCGCAGGGCGAAAGCGTACTTATAACCGCTTACGACTATAGGCTAATAGAAAATGTTTTTGGCGGTATAGCGATACCTAGCAACTACGAAAAAGCGTATAAAATAAGCTTTCAATATACAACCGCTAATAATAACGGCGTAAAGGTTAGACTTAATAATATCGTTTCTAATAATTGCAATACATGGAGTAGCGACAAGTTTAGAAGTATAGGCGGTACTAGACTATTTAAGCAAAGCGAGCTTATACTAGAACAATGTAGCGGCTATAGCAGGAACGGGCTAAACCTTTACGTAAGTAACGGCGCAGCTTATACGGCTAAATTATGGAATATAACTATACATGGCTTTTTAGTAAATAAAGATACTAACCTAGCCGTATCTACTTACGATATACCCGACGACGACGTAACGCCCGCTTAGCAAGCCCGTAGAGGTGTTTAAAGTGAATATACGTATAAATTGCCACTAGGCAATTAAAAAGCCCTTAGACGAGCTTATACGCCGCCTAGGGGCTTTTATTTTAATCTTTAAAGAAATTATCGCCGTAAGCGTTAGCCATATACTCACGTAGTAGGCTTTTTATAAGTCCTTGGGTGTTATCATGGAGCGATAAAAACTTTATTATATCTTTGTCGGTTTCTAGGTTGAGCTTTAAGTAGATCCCTTTAGTGTGGGCTTTATCATACTTAGCGCTAGCCCTGCTTTGTGCTTTAGTAGCCATATTAACACCCCCTACCGTTAACTACGTTGTAGTATGTATCTTTGTTAAACTTGGTTAGCCTGCTATAAGTAGTAGCATTTATAAGCCCCTCTTTAAACCACTCCGTTATATCTGTTTTGTTTTGAGTTTCTGCTAAGCCTGCGTTTAAAACTCTATAAGCTCTTAGTATTTCGTCCTTTAAGTCTATAAAACTCTTTTTCATATTGCCACCTTTCCGCCCGTCTTGCCGTTAGCGCAGCTATTAAAACTATATATTTTCTTTTACTATGTAATATCTAATACCGCTTATACAATCCCAAGCGTAAGCCTTATACTTAAAGCCGTCTACTATACCCGTATAGCCTGCTATATATCCGTCTATAAACTCGCCGCCCTTAAGGTTTTTAGCAAATACGTTATATTGCTTTTCGGATATTTGGGTTTCGCCCTCTTTAAAGCTCTTAAGAAAAGTATCTTTAAACCAATTACTTTTATTAGTCATAAGCTCCCCCTTTCTATCTATAGCCCGCTCTTAAGTTGCTAGTAAGCTTATTAGCCGCGTTTGTAAAGTGATCCGTAATAGCCTTGTTGCACTCTGCTATAATACCCTCATAGTCCCTTGAACGGATATATATAAAGCTGCCAAAGCTAACCCCGTTCATAGCGTCAAACTTTAATATTAACTCGTCTACGTCCTCGTTTAATCCGCTCTTAGTCCAACGGTAAAGGTAACAAAACTTATTAAGTCTATAAGTTCCCTCTTCGCTCTTTACAAGCTCCATAATATTAGCTTTCATACTGTTTCTATTTTTCATAAGCTCCACCTTTCCGCCCGTTCTGCCGTTAGCGCAGCTTGTAAGATTACTTTATACTTTCTATTAGATCCTTAGCGCATTTTTCAGAGCAAGCTATTAAGTTATTGCCCCTCTTTTCGTCGTCGCTTTTATAGTAAACTATGTAAGGTTGCTTAGCCCCGCCGTCTTGAATTTTACCGCAATTACTACAACAACCGTTATAACCTAAATTGTTCTTTTTTATAAGTTTTTTCATTATCTTAACCCCTGCGCCTTGTGGCGTCCCTTTCTTTATTTGATGATATAAGTATATACTTATATGGAGTAAAAAGCTATTGACGAAATGAACAAAGATTTTATAATTTGTTTGTGAGATTTTACTAAAAGAAAAATTAAAGATAAGATAAAGTAAAGATATATATTATATACTAATAAAATAAGTAATATATCAAAATCTATAGATTTTTAACGGCTAGTCTAAAGTGTACCGACGTAAATGTATCGCCGTTTATTAGTACCTCTAACGATACGTTAAAATAGCTAGCTATAGCCTTTAAAACTTTTATATTGACCTTTTCAGATCCGCGAGCGTACCAAGAGTTAATAGTACTTGGCGCTACGTCAATAGCCCGCGCTAAGTCCGCGCGTTTCATACCATTACTTTTTAGTAACAAGTCTAAATTTGTTAAAAAATCCACCTTTAAAAAACCTCTTCCATAAACCATATTTTTAACTTGTTCGTTCAAAATTATATTTGAACGTTTGCTTTTTATTATTCGTAATGATTATAGCGAAAATGCGTTTATTTTGCATTATTAAATTGACAATTTAAAAAAATAAATTTTCTTGTTGACATATTAAAACGGCGGTATTACTATTTATGACATAAGGGGCAAACGCAAAAGCGCTTAACCTTATACCAAAGGCGACGCGAACGCAACGACCGACGCGACCGAGATAAAACTAAAGAAAGGGGGCGAGATAATGCAGAAAAAGACGCTATTATATCCAAACATACACGCAGAGCTAGCACGCAGCGGGTTAACGGTAGCTATGCTAGCCGACTATATGGGAATGACGGCGCAAAACTTATACGGCAAGCTTAAGGGTGCTACCGCCGTTACTGAAAAGGATATGAAAGCTATACAAGAGTTTTTTAAAGCGAAAGGGGGCGGCGCTTTTACTCTTGACTACTTATTTAGTGATGGCGAGTAAAATAACAATACGCAGGAATAAACCAACCGCCGCTATTTTGACTAATCTATACGACTATATCAATAAGACATTTCAAGACAACGACCTATTTTATACCAAAGAAGAAACCGAGAAATTAAAAGAAAATGACAATTTCATATTTTTAGAAAGGGGATCTAAAACATGAGTTTAAAAGAAAAGTTGCTTAATATCCAAGCCGAACTAAAAGCCCCTAAGGGGCAAACGAATAACTACGGCGGTTATAAATACCGTAGTTGTGAGGATATACTAGAGGCGGTTAAACCCCTGCTAAAAGCTAATAAGTGCGTTTTAACCATATCCGACGAAATAGCAAACATAGGCGAGCGTTACTATATTAGAGCAGCCGCTACCATAACAGACGCAGAGGGCGACGAAAGCTACACTAACGTAGCTTATGCTCGAGAGGAAGAAACTAAAAAGGGTATGGACGGATCACAAATAACGGGAACGGCTAGCAGCTACGCGAGAAAATATGCACTTAACGGGCTTTTCTGTATTGATGATACAAAAGACGCGGACACCGACGAACACGCTAAGCAGACGGGGGCAGAGCCTAAAGAAGAGAAAAAGGCAACCGCTAAGCAGATAGAGCTAATGCGTAAGATAGCCGAAGAGCAGGGCAAGACATTAGACGAGAACTTAGTAAGCACTTGGACTATGAAACAAGCTAGCGATTTTATAAGTAAAAATAAGGGGGTTAAGTAATGGACTTAATTAAAGTTGAGGGTAAAGCCGTAATATTGGACGGCGAAACGGCTAAGGCTATAGCGGAGTTTGAGCGCAGGGCTAAAGAGATTAAGGCTAAAGAGGACGAGCTTAAAAAGGCAATACTTGCCGAAATGGAAAAAAAGAAAATCATAAAGCTAGACACCGACGACTTGACTATATCTTACGTAGCCCCAACGGAGCGGGAAACGCTAGACACCAAGACATTAAGGGAAGAGCTGCCCGACATTTACGAGGCTTATATAGATTTTACACCCGTTAAGTCGTCTATACGTATCAAGTTAAAGGGCTAGCTTATGAATACGTGGGGAATAAATAATTACACGTTGGAGTACGACGACGAAACGCACACGTACCTAGTAGACGGCGTAATAGTACCAAGCGTAACGCAGCTTATAAAGGTTAAGTTTAGCGCGAAATACGCAGGCGTTAACCGCTCCACGTTAGAGCGCGCAGCTAACAGAGGCACGGCGATACATGAGGCTATAGAGCGCTATTGCAAGACGGGCGAGGGCGAAGAAGTTAAAGAAGTACATAACTTTAACTTTCTGCGAGAACGTCACGGCTTTAATGTTTTGGAAAATGAAACGCCGATAATTATAACTAAGGACGATACGCCCGTAGCTGCGGGGCGTTTGGATCTAGTATTAGACGTAAAGGGCGAAACGGCTATAGCAGATATAAAAACCACGTCGGTACTTGATAAAGAGTACTTAGCTTATCAACTTAATTTATACCGCATTGGCTACACTCAAAGCTACGGTATAGAGGTTACTCAGCTTTACGGCGTACATTTAAGAGAGGATAAGCGAAAGCTAGTTAGCATACCCGTAAACGAGGGTATAGCGTGGGATATTATAGACGAATACGAAAGGGGTAAAACATGGGGAATATAATTAAAATTAACGGTGCGGAGCTGCTCAAGCAGCTTAAGGCAACGGGGCAGAGTATTGAAAAAATAAGCGTATACGTTTTAAACAGAGGCAGGGGCTTTATATATGACGCCTGCCGAAATAATAAGATAGACGAGGACTTGTTAGACGCGTTACGCGGTATGTATGATATATCTAAAGAGGATATAGTAACCGTAAGCGAGCAGAAAGAAAAGCAGCAGGAAAACAAGAACGACGAAAACTTAATAATCTATGCCAACGGCATTGAAAAGCTCTTGCGCGAAATATTAGCGGAGCAGAAGAACACCAACATAAAGTTAAACGAGCTTATATTAAGAGTTAATAGCTTAAATAGCTTTAATAAGCAGATACACGAGAGCGTAGAAAAGATAGAGCGTAATAGTAAGTTTATGATAGGTAAGAGGGATTAAGCATGAACAAAGTTATATTAATCGGACGCTTAACACGCGATCCCGAAGTAAGAAGCGCAGGCGAAAACGTAACCGTGGCTAGATTTCCTTTAGCAGTAGACCGCCGCTTTAAAAAGGACGGAGAGCAGGGCGCAGACTTTCCGAACATAGTAGCATTTGGCAAAACGGCGGAGTTTATCGAGAAGTATATAGGAAAAGGTGTTAAGATAGCCTTAGAGGGACGTATACAGACGGGCAGCTATACCGATAAAAACGGCGTTAAGCGATATACTACGGATATTATAGCGGATAACGTAGAGTTTGCAGAAAGTAAGCATAGCGGGGCTGCTACTGAGGAAGTGCCGCCAAGCGACGACGGCGGCGAGTGGTTAGCAATACCCGAGGGTATAGAAAACGAACTACCATTTAAGTAAATAAGAAAGGGGACATATTATGAAGAAAGGAAATATTGAAATAGAGGAACTTATAGCAGACGCTAGAGCAGAGGAAGAAGTAGCAGCAGAGCAGGAAAGAGCAGCAAGAGAGGAAAAGGCAAGAGAGGACTTTAGAAACACACTTAGAGAGCAGCTTAAAGACGCTTTAAAGGTAAGAAACGACGAAAGTAAGGTAACTATACCTTTAAGCGAGTACGTAATACTTAAGCAGAAAGAGGCGGACTTAGACAGAATACTAAACGCTTTAGTAGACGATATAGAACTTAACTATTCTAAGGACGCTTTAAGAATAAGAGGGGGCGAAAGAGCAATAGAGGCTATTAGGGTACTTTACCCCGACGTATACGACCACTTATTAGCGGCAGAGTTAGAACGCGTAGAGCATGAGGGCGAGTAAATGGATCTATACGAAGAAATTGCCCGCCTTATGGCAGAGCTTACGGCGTCCATAAGAAAGCTAAGAGATAACGGGGCAAAGCTAGCCGACGCAGAGCGCGACTATAAAATAACCCTGCGTAAAGAGGCTTTAAAGTTAAGGGCGGGCGACAATATGCCCGTCGCCTTAATCAACACCGTAATATACGGCGTCCCCGAAGTGGCGGAAAAGCGATTTAAGCGGGACGTAGAGCAAGCTAACTACGACGCTAATAAAGAGCATATAAACGTTACTAAGCTAAAACTAAGAATATTAGAGGCGCAACTAAGCAGAGAGTGGGGCGCAGCAGGAAAGGGGGATATATGAAAATAGGGCTAATAGACGTAGACGGAAAAAACTTTCCTAACTTGCCACTTATGAAGTTGAGCGCTTGGCATAAGGCTAAAGGCGACGCCGTAGAGTGGTACGAACCACTTTTTAGCGGACATCTTGACCGCGTTTATATATCGAAAGTTTTTAGTTTTACGCCCGATTATCAATATTATATAGACGCAGACGAAGTTATAAAAGGCGGGAGCGGGTACTGTATAGACGTTATAAAAGGTTGTGAGATTTACAACAAAGAAAAAGATATAGACTTAGACGACGAAATAGAGCATATATACCCCGACTATTCTATATATTACGATAAAATACCCGAAGTAAAAAACACGGCTTACGGCTTTTTAACTAGAGGTTGCCCGCGAGGTTGCCACTTTTGCCACGTTGCAGCTAAAGAGGGTAGACGTAGCTATAAAGTAGCAGATCTAAACGAGTTTTGGGACGGGCAAAAAAATATAATATTGCTAGATCCTAATATAACGGCGGCTAAAGAGTGTATAGACTTATTTAAACAGTTAATAGCCTCTAAAGCTTGGGTTAACTTTTCGCAAGGGTTAGATATTAGACTAATGACGCAGGAAAAAGCGGAACTATTAAAGCAAATGAAAATAAAACGCTTACATTTTGCATGGGATAGATACCAAGACAAAGAAATAATAATACCAAAGCTTAAAGAGTTTAAAGAAATTACGCAACTAGATAAAAGAAAACTAATAGTATATACGCTTGTAAATTACGATACAACGTTAGAGCAGGATATAGAACGAATAGAAACGCTTAAAGATATGGGCTTTTGGGCTTATGTGATGATTTATAACAAAGAAAGTTTACCAAGGGGACATATACTTAAAAAATTACAAAGGTATTGTAATAACCGCTTTGTTTTTGAAAAATGTAAAAGCTTTGAAGAATATACACGCAAAGGGGGTTAATAAGGTGGTTAGATCCTTATTACAACGTAATAAAGCTTGTTATATATGCGGTACTACTCTTAACTTACATTTACATCATATATTCTACGGGACGGCTAACCGTAAGTTAAGCGACGAGGACGGGTGCGTAGTTTATCTATGCCAAAGACACCACACGGGAGCGGCGGGAGTTCACAGTAACCGAAAAGTAGACTTGACGTTAAAAAAGCGTTGTCAAATAGCGTGGCAAGAAAAGTATAACAAGACTACCGAGGACTTTATAAAAAGATACGGTAAGAGTTATTTATAATTTGCTTTCTAACCGTGCTAGGAGCGACGAGAGCGGAAAGAAAAGACATAAACGAAGAAATGGACAACTAAAGAAGTAAAAAGCCTTAAAACCGATTTTAAAGGGGGGTATAATATGAATTTTAAAACAGTAGAGCAGGACATAAGACCTATACTAGAGGCGAGCGAGATAGCACGCGCCGACGATATGGTATTATATGAGCGTTACGCCCGTAGAAAGATAGGCGGCTTAAACCTTGGGGTTAATTGGCTAGCTAAGGTATTTAGCGATCGCAACTTTAGGATTTTATACGGCATAGCTCCATATGATACCGTAAGCAGAGTACGCCGCAGATTGCAGGCAGAAAACGAGGACTTAAGACCGTCTAAAGAGTATATCGAGGAAAGAAAGAAAGCCGAAAGAGATTACAGAGAGTACGCTAAGAGAGGGGGCGGGAATATTGAGTAATGGCGTAATGATTACTTTAATTATCTGCGTAGCCGTCGTATTGGTAACGTGGATCAATAGAGGAAATGAAAAGAAATGAAAATATTTATCAATTATGATTTCCTAAATTGGAACGAGTACATAAAAGCGGAGCGTGGGAGCATTTACCACGCTAACGCTATTAAGCAGGCGGAAAAGAACTATATAGTTTTTACAGTTAAAGAGAAGTATAAAGGCAAGTACCCCGTAACGCTAACTATACGCCCGTACTTTAAGAACAAGCGGAAAGACTTAGATAACTTTAGGCTTAAGGGACTTATAGACGGGCTAGTAGCCGCGGGAGTGATAATTAACGATAATCTTAATTGCATAAACAAAATAATCATAGATCCTATCTTTACCGACGAGGTGGGCGTAGAGGTAGAAATAGAAGAAAGTTAAGGGTGAAGAAATGAAAAAAGTAAAAAACAAGGTTTTAAAGTGGGCGGCTATAACTAATATAGTCTTATTGATACTTAGCGGCATGGCATTAGATAGTAATAGCGTAATACCTATTGTAGTTTGTGGGGCTGCACTTACTTATTTAACGCTTTTCATCATGGCGAATACAAGGGGGTAAACATGGCTAAAAAATACTTTTGGTTAAAGCTTAAGACGGACTTCTTTACAAGTAGAGCTATGAAAAAGTTACGCAGGATAGCAGGCGGCGACACTTACACGGTCATATACTTAAAGTTACAGTTATTAAGCCTTAAAGACGAGGGCTTACTATACTACGAGGGGGTAGAGCCTACATTTTACGAGGAAATGGCTTTAGCACTCGACGAGGACGAGGAAAACGTAAGAGCTACGCTTATATTTCTTGAAAATATGGGGCTTATCGAGAAGAAAAACGACCACGAGTATATATTAACCGAAGTTCCCTACCTTATCGGTTCGGAAACGGATAAAGCCGAGCTTATGCGCAAGAAAAGAGCAAAAGAAAAAGAAACGCCTAAACTTGAAAGTAAAACTAACGCGGAAAGACAAAAGGCATTTAGAGCAAAAAAATATTGTGAAGAAAAGCAGCATATACCACTTATAGAAGATTACGCAAATAAAACAAGGTATAACGGCAATTACTACATAGTATTTAAACGCGACGCTTGCAAGTGTAGGATATGCGGAAGTATTGAAAACTTATGCGTACATCATATAGACGGCTACGACGAAAATAAACCACAAAATAGCAATACTAATAAAATGATTACTTTGTGCAGAGAGTGCCACGCTAAAGTACATAGACAAGACGGCTTTAACATAAGCGAGGACATTTTAGAAAGTATAGACTATTACGAGAGTAACGTAACGGGAATTGTTACCGACGCGTTACCACTTGTTACTAATTGTTACACAGAGATAGAGAAAGAGATAGATATAGATAAAGAGAAAGAGATAGAGATAGAGAGAGAGAAGAGCAAGAAAGTAGATTACGAGCTTATAGCTCGTATGTATAACGATACTTGTGTATCGTTTCCAAGGCTTACGACTTTATCAGACGCTAGAAAGAAAGCTATTAAAGCTAGGCTTAATAAATACTCTATTGAGGATATAAAAAAGGCTTTTGAACTAGCAGAGGCTAGCGACTTTTTAAAGGGTAATAACGGCAGGAATTGGAGCGCTACTTTTGATTGGATCATAAAGGACACTAATATAGCTAAGATATTAGACGGCAACTATAATAATACAAAAGCCAATACTAGCCAATATAAAGCCAATACTAAAGCGCAGGAGCTTAACGACTTCTACAACGTTGTAAGTACTTGGGCGGATAGTGAAGAGTAAAACCAAGGGGGCGTAACATGAACAAAAAAGAATTTGGGCTATTTGCTAGCGCACTAAGGACGTATTACCCGAAAGAAAATATATTACCAAACGAGCAGGCGCTAGAGCTATGGTTTAAACAACTCCAAGATATACCGTATAACGTAGCGGAGATAATGTTAAATAAATGGGTAGCTACTAATAAGTGGTCGCCTAGTATATCAGATATAAGAGCAGCTACGGCAGACTTAACGCAGGGAGAGGCTAAAGAGTGGGGCGACGCTTGGCAGGACGTACTTAAAGCAATAGCTAAGTATGGATCATATCGAGAGGACGACGCGTTAGCTAGCATGGACGAAACCACGAGAAAAGTAGTAAAGAGGTTAGGTTTTAAAAATATTTGCATGAGCGAGGAAATACAAGTAGACCGCGCTAATTTCCGCATGGTATACGAGCAGCAAGTAGAGAGGAACAAGCAGGACGCACAGTTACCGCCAAAGCTTAAGGCTTTAATAGCTAACGTGCCGTTAATGATAGGAGAGGGGGCGGAAGAATGACAAACAAAGAGGCTATAGAAATATTAAAAGCATGGTATTTAAACCAGCTTGAACCCGATAAAGCTTTAGCCTTTGATAAGGCTTTTAAAATGGCGGTTAAGGCGCTTATGAAAGAGGCAGAGGGGAAAACCGAAGTATTAGAAAGTATCAAAGAGAAAATAGAGAACGAAAGCTTTAAATATTACGAGCCATACAACGATTATTGCGAGGGCGTAAGATATGGCTTAGTGTTAGCTAATCAAATTATTAATAATCATTTGAGAGGGGGACAAAGTGGGAAAAGTATGGATTAAGACAACTAAAGATAAATACGAGTTTATAGTAGCTATGGGAGAAAGTATTAAAGAATTGGCTAAAGAGTGCGGAACAACTGAAAATACCATATATAGCGCTATGAGCCACGCCAAAGCAGAGGGTAAAAACTCAATATATAAAAAGGTGGTGATTGACGAGTGAAAAGTAAGTATAAAATCCCGTGGCACGTTCGACAGTATGTTAAAAAAGAACTTATGGACTATAAGGGCAATAAGAAGTTAGTAGCTAAGTATAAGGGCGACACGAGGGGGCTTATATTAGCTAATACGAGGTTAGCACGGATTGAAAATGTATTAAATAGCCTTAACAAAGAGGACAGAGAGGCGGCAGAGTTGATATTTATAGACCATTACACGCAGAGCGGGGCAGAGATAGCAAAAGGGTTGAGTAAAGCGGCTTACTACAACGCTATGAATAAAGTAATATACTTAACCGCCGTCGAAATGGATCTAATATAAATTAAAAAAGCGAGGTAAAAGAAAAATGAAAGTAATTGACGTATCACAGTTTAACGGCTCGATTAATTGGACTAATGTGGCTAAGTCCTGCGACGGGGCTATAATAAGAGCAGGCTATAGGGGCTACGGAAACGCCGCTTTAGTTACCGATAGCAGATTTAGCACTAACATTAAGGCGGCAACCGCTGCGGGCGTTCCTATTGGCGTATATTTCGTAACGCAGGCGGTAAACGAGGCAGAGGCAAGGCTAGAGGCACGCTACACTTTGGCATTAATAACGGGGTATAAATTAGCGTTCCCGATATTCATAGATAGCGAGGACGGCGGAAGAGGAAAAGGGCGAGCCGATAGCGGAAAGCTTAGTAAGAGCGCGAGAACGGCAATATTAAGCGCTTTCTGCGACGAAATAGAGAGAGCAGGCTATAAAGCGGGTATATACGCGTCGGAGTATTGGCTTAATTCC